AAAGCACCAGGACCTCAACCTTTGAAAGATTGTATTCACAACATCACAAAGGTATTAGAAAACAAAAATGATGGTGAAAAATTAACACCAATTGAAACTCACGATATCGTATGTCACATTGCTGATGCGGTACTTGCTGGTGGAATTAGAAGAGCAGCACTTATCTCATTATTCTCAGCTGATGATGATGAAATGATTTCTTGTAAATCAGGAAATTGGTGGGAATCAAACCCACAAAGAGGTAGAGCAAATAATTCGGCTGTATTATTAAGACATAAAGTTACACAAGAATACTTTATGGAATTGTGGAAAAGAATTGAACTATCTGGTGCCGGAGAACCTGGAATCTATTTGTCTAACGACAAAGATTGGGGAACAAACCCATGTTGTGAGATTGCACTTCGTCCATACCAATTCTGTAACTTATGTGAGGTAAATGCTTCAGATATTGAATCACAAGAAGACTTTGAAAAAAGAGTTAAAGGTGCTGCATTCATCGGAACACTACAAGCTGGGTATACAGACTTCCATTACTTGAGAGATGTATGGAAAAGAACAACAGAAAAAGACGCACTTATTGGTGTTGGAATGACTGGTATCGGATCCGGAGTTGTTTTGGGTTATGATATGAAAGCAGCAGCTGAAGCTGTAAAAGAAGAAAATGAAAGAGTTGCAGGATTAATTGGAATCAATAAAGCTGCTCGTACAACAACAGTTAAACCATCTGGAACCTCATCACTTGTATTAGGAACTTCATCTGGTATTCACGCTTGGCATAATGATTTTTATTTAAGAAGAATTAGAGTTGGTAAAAATGAAGCAATTTATACATACCTTGCAATTAACCACCCAGAATTAGTTGAAGACGAATACTTCCGTCCACACGACACCGCGGTAATCACAATTCCACAAATGTCACCGGAAGGATCAATCTTGAGATATGAGTCAGTATTCCAAATGTTGGAAAGAGTTAAAAAAGTATCACAAGAATGGATTAAACCAGGTCATAGAACCGGACAGAATACACACAATGTTTCAGCAACAGTTTCAATTAAAGAAGATGAGTGGGATTTAGTTGGTGATTGGATGTGGAAAAATAGAAAATTCTATAATGGATTGTCAGTTTTACCATACAATGGAGGAACTTACACACAAGCACCTTTTGAAGATTGTACAAAAGAAGACTTTGAAAGATTGTCAGCAACACTTAAAGATGTTGACCTTACAAAAGTAATCGAGTTACAAGATAACACCGATCTTCGTGGCGAAGCAGCTTGTGCTGGTGGTGCGTGTGAAATAGTATAAGTTATGACAGTAAACGCATCAAAAGATTGGATACAACAGTTATACGTTCAGGAGACAACAAAAAAATCTCCTGAACCTGACTTTTATAAAGATGAATCTGGAAATATTGTAATGACAGAATCATTCCATATTAAAAGAGGAAAATGTTGTGGTTCTAGATGTCGAAATTGTCCTTATGAACCACTTTACCAAAAAGGTAGTACAAACTTAAAAGAATCACTGAGAAATCGGTGATTTTTTTTTATTAATATAATATTTATAATAAAAATTAAATTATGGCAAAAGTTATTAGATTGACCGAATCAGATCTTACAAGAATTGTAAAAAGAGTAATGAATGAAAATAAAAATAATACAAGATATTATAGTAATAGAAATTTAAGAAGACTTGGTAGAACACCAGTTGTTATGGTTGAAAGTATTGATGTATATAAACCTATATTAATGACTGAAGGAATTTTAGAAACGTTTAAAGAAAAATTAGTTTCGTTATTTGATAAATCAAAAACATTTATTCGTGAAAAAGCCGAAGACATCAAAGAAAGTATTGAAGATAGTTTTGATAAACCTTTAGATCAAATTACTTTAGATGATATAAAAGACAAATTAAAAGAATTAACTGGAATTGATTCTGAAGAAGACGAGGAAGATGTTGTTATGACTGAAAGATATTATAGAAAAAATAAATTTTTATTTGAAGACGATAAAAGGTCATTTGCTGATAAATATGGCAGAGCTGATATTGGAAATGAAGCACTTGGTGAACCAGTTAAAGATAAGTCTAGAATTGGACAAAGAGTGTTAAATGCTTTAACTACGATTTTTGGTATTAATCTTTTAAGTTTTGGAATGATAGGTAGTTTTGTTGCAAGTTTTTTCATGTCGGTTCCTTTTGGTTTTGTAACTTCTATGTTTATATCTATGGGTGCAATCACAGTACTTATGATAATTAGAAAAATTATGGCAGTATTATCAGGACACGTAAAAGAAAATTATCGAAGAAAACAGTATAGATTAAGATAAAAAAAATATGAAAAAAATTATAAGATTGACCGAATCAGATCTTACAATAATTGTAAGAAAGGTAATAAGTGAAAGTAAAAAACAAAATAATACAAGATATTATAGCAATAGAAATCTAAGGAGACTTGGTAGAACACCAGTTGTTATGTTAGAGAGTGCTGATATGTATAAATCTACATTACTTAATGAGGGAATAATTGACACAATCAAAGAAAAAATTACATCTTTTTTTGAAAAATCAAAAGATTTTGTTAAGGAAAAGGCTGAAAGTATAAAAAATAGTATTGAAAATTATTTTGGTGAAGATATAGAAAATATAACACCAGATGATATCAAAACAAAACTTAAAAATAAATTTTCAAATGAAGAAGAGTTGAAAGAAAAAACTAACTTAGAAAAATTTAGAGACATAGACATAGGTGATGAAACAAAAGAAGTTGGAAGACCAGTCCAAAAGGTATTATCCGAATTACAACAAATACTTGGATTTAACGCAGTTACATTTGGTTTAATTGGTTCTTGGTTACAATCTTTTTTTGTTACAATCCCACACGCATGGTTAACACATATAGTAATTTCAGTTATAGGTATTATGGTGATTTTTTATATTAGAAAATTAATAGCTTGGAAAACAGGACATAAGTATAGTGACAAAGACAAAAAAGATGAAGAGATTAAAGAAAACTTTAGAAGAAAATATCGTAGGTATTAATAAATTATAAAACAAACCCTCTTAAAAACAAAAGAGGGTTTTTTATTTATATAAAATAACCAGACCTTATATTTATTTGATATGGCAGATGGGGTTACATACGGTATTAATTTTCCTTTTAGAGAATCTTTTACTGGAAGATATTTAGATCTTTCAGACACAACTGACGAAGAAATTAGAACAGACCTTGTTCATCTTTTACTAACAAGAAAAGGTACTAGATATTTCCTTCCAGATTTTGGAACAAGATTATATGAATATATTTTTGAACCTTTAGACGGACCAACATTTTCTGATATTGAATCCGAAATAAGGGATAGTGTTGAAAAATATATACCAGGAATACAAATAACAAATATTAGTATCAGAGATGCTTCAGAAGGTGAAGAAGATAAGGGAACCTTTATTAATAGTCAGGGACAAAGAGAATTCACAGTTCAGGGTATTGCCGAAAAAGAACACACCGCAAAAATAAAAATTGATTATAGGTCAACAAATCAGGCTTTTGAAAGTAGTGATTTTGTAATTATTAATATTTAATGATATATGGCAGAGAAGAAAATATCATACACCGCAAGGGATTTCCAATCAATAAGAACTGAATTAATAAATTTCACAAGAACTTATTATCCGGACCTAATCCAAAATTTTAATGATGCCGGTGTTTTTTCCGTGTTGATGGATTTAAATGCTGCGGTTAATGATAACCTACAATTCCAAATAGATAGAAGTATCCAAGAAACTGTTTTACAGTTTGCACAACAGAAAGCTTCAATTTATAATATTGCAAGAACCTATGGTTTAAAAATTCCAGGACAAAGACCTTCAGTTGCTTTAGTTGATTTCTCAATTACGGTACCCGCTTTTGGTGATAAAGAAGATTTAAGATATTGTGGAATTTTAAGAAGAGGATCACAAGTATCAGGAGCAGGACAACCATTTGAGACTGTTTATGATATTGATTTTGCATCACCAATAAATGCGGAAGGGTCACCAAATAGATTGAAAATTCCAAACTTTGATGCAAACGGAAGAATATTAAATTATACGATAACAAAAAGAGAAGTTGTTGTTAATGGAACAACAAAAGTTTTTAAAAGGGTTATTACACCAAATGATGTAAAACCTTACTTTGAACTTTTCTTACCTGAAAAAAATGTATTAGGTATAACAAGTGTTTTATTGAAAGATGGTACACAATACAATACAATTCCGGAACCACAAGAATTTTTAGGTCTTGATAATAGGTGGTACGAAGTTAAGGCTTTGGCTGACGATAGGGTTTTTATTGAAGACCCAACAAAAGTTTCAGATCAACCAGGAATTAAAGTTGGAAAATATATTGTAACAAATACAAAATTTATAACTGAATATACACCAGAAGGTTACTTAAAAATGACATTTGGTGGTGGTAATGTATCAGCTGAAGAACAGTTAAGAGAATTTGCAAGAACTGGTAATGCTTTTGATTTAAACAAATACTCAAATAATCTAGCATTAGGTGCGGCACTTAAATCAAATTCCACACTTTTTATTCAATATAGAATTGGTGGTGGACAATCAACAAACCTTGGATCTAATGTTATAACACAAATTGGTACTGTTTCGTTTTTTGTAAATGGACCATCTGAAAGTGTTAATAAATCAGTTGTCAACACATTAAGATGTAATAATGTTACTGCCGCAATCGGTGGTGCAAACGCACCAACAACAGAAGATGTTAGACAAATGGTTTCCTTTAACTTTTCAGCACAAAATAGAGCCGTTACAATTAATGATTATGAATCGATCATTAGAACAATGCCTTCACAATTTGGTGCACCAGCAAAAGTATCTATTACCGAAGAAAATAATAAGATAAAAATTAAAATGTTGTCTTATGACGCAAACGGAACATTAACAGATACAATATCATCAACACTTAAAAATAATGTTGCAAACTATCTGTCAAATTACAGGATGATAAATGATTATATTTCAATTGAAAGTGCAAACCCAATTGATTTGGCGGTTGATGTTGATGTGGTATTAGATGCTTCACAAAATTCCGGAGCAATCGTATCTAAAATTATAGATATTGTTAATAACTACTTTAGTCCGACAACTAGACAACTAGGTCAAAATGTTAATGTGTCTGAATTAAGAAGATTGATTCAAAATGAAAATGGTGTTATTAGTATTTCTGATATGAGATTCTTTAATAGAGTTGGAGGACAATATTCTTCAAATCAAACATCTCAAAAGTATTCAGATCCAAACACAAAACAAATTGATTTAATTGCAGATACAATATTTGCAGAACCAACACAAATCTATCAAGTTAGATATCCAAACAAGGATATTAACGTTAGAGTAATTAATTTGAAAACGGTTACATTTACCTAAATAACATATATTTATGTTTAAATAAAAAAACAATGAAAAAAATCATAAGGTTAACAGAATCGGATTTAACAAGAATTGTTAAACGAGTAATAATGGAACAAAATGTTTCAGAGAAAAGAAGAATATTTTTTGATAATCTAGCTAAAAAAATTTCAACTAAGTTAGTTGGGAAAAAATTATATTTTGGACAAATTGGTGTATTATCAGATTCATCAATTACAATAAACAAATACAACGATAGAAATCATGCGATTAATTTAGAAGATCAAAACGTTGATGAATTGAATTTGTATTTTAATGTAACAAGAGATAAAGAAGATTTATACCCTAATGAGAAAAAAGGTACAAGGATTTGGAAAGGGTTATTAAATATTACAGCAAAATTTGAAAACGGTAAAATTTCTCAAAATCCGGAAGTTATTTTATATCTTGATGAAGGTGGTACAGTTTATTATGATAGAGAAATGAAACCTGAAAAACCTTGGACATGGGATATGGTTGGTGGCTCAGCAATATGGAGTGAAGCTTTGAAAGGTAATAACATGTAAAATTAAAATAATAATTAAACCCCAATCACAAGTTGGGGTTTTTTCTTTCTTTTACTTTTTTTAAAACAAGATTATTTTTTGAAAATAGGAAATAAACTATTTATCAAAAAAGTTAATTTTAATGCCCAAATCATATAGAATACGAACACAAGTAGGACAAGATAAGTTCATAAATGTTAAACTTGAACAAGATTTTGAACAACTTGAAATCTTATCACTTAAAATAAATCAAAGTGAGATCTACACAAGAGTTTGTGCCGATTATGGTGTTATTATAGGTAGAGTTGTTGTTAATGGTGGCTTTGGTGTACCAAATGCAAAAGTATCAATATTCATTCCGTTATCTAGTGAAGATGAATTAAATCCAATAATATCAGAATTATATCCATACAAAACACTATCCGATTTAAATGAGGAAGGGTATCGATACAATTTATTACCACAAGATCCGTCTTACTCAACACACGCCGCAACTGGAACATTCCCAACAAGAGACCAAGTTTTATTAGATCAATCATACATTGAAGTTTATGACAAGTATTACAAATACACTGTAAAAACAAATGAGAGTGGTGACTATATGATTTTTGGTGCACCAACAGGTACACAAACACTTGTTATGGATGTTGACTTATCTGACATAGGTTGTTTTTCATTATCACCACAAGATTTAATACAAGCAGGTCTTGCAAATCCATCACAAGTTAATGGTAATACATTTAAATCATCAACAAACCTTAGTGAATTACCACAAATAAAAACATTAAATAAAACTATTGAAATTTCACCACTATGGGGAGAAGATGACATTTGTCAAATTGGTATTGTAAGAGCTGATTTTGATTTAACACAAGATGCAAATATAAAGATTGAACCAAATGCTG